CCACAAGGACAAGGTCAAGGACAAGCTCAACCACAGGGTCAAGGACAAGCTCAACCACAGGGTCAAGGACAAGCTCAAACTGGTCAAGGACAGGGTCAAGCACAAGGACAGGGTCAAGCACAACCACAAGGACAGGGTCAAGCACAAGAAGAAGAGGAAGATGAAGAAGAACTTCCAGCTTAATAAAAATACTAGTATCTAGAAATTAAAAACTCATCAGAAATGATGAGTTTTTTTATTTAATATATAACTTATGAAGCATCTAAAACTATTTGAAGGTTTTAAAGAACTTGAATTTATAAATACCGTTACTTATAAGGGATATGTTAAAAATAAATTTCAACCAGGTGATGTTGATAAACTTCTTGACTGGAGATTTAAATTGAAAAAGTTGAGAGATTTATCGGTTGACCAATTTGATATAAACAACTATGATAAAGAAATCAAAGCAGTTGATTTTATTCTATCAAGACATTTTTAAAATATGAAACACTTAAAATTATTTGAAAACTTCCGCTTAGACGAAAGTTCTATAGAAAAAAAGATAATGGAAATTTGGAAAGTAGATCCTTATGAGTTCAAAGACTACATCACATCTTCAATGGATCACGGTGATTTATATGGTAGTTGTGATTTAAGTTTTGTTCTATGGTATCCTTATCCAGATTCTAATGTTGAGCCATGTGTCATCTTTATGTTAGAAGATAATGAATGGAAGAAAGGACCTTGGTATGATAATATAGATTCTATATTGGAAACTGATAGATACAAACTTTGTATAGAAGCTTGGGTTCCTGATGCGGGTGGTGATCATGTAAAGATAGAGAAGTTCTACAACTATGCGAACAGAGTTTTACAGGAGGCTGATATTCCTTATTTAGCACCATATCCTGATGCTCGATATAGTGGTAAGATACTTTTAGAGTATGACTATACCTGGGGTTATAAAACAAAATTCATTGGTGATGAATAAAATCTAAATGAGAAAATAATATATAGTAAATGAGATACCTAAAAACCTTCGAAAGTCATAGTAGTAAAGACATTCTTATCGTAGTTGATGTACAAAAATCTTTTCGTTCCTTTTTCACAGAGATGTATTTACATGAGTTGAAGAAATACTGCAATGAGTTCAGTAAGGTATATCAAATCTGGGATAATCATGTCGACGGGAAGAATGTTGATAAAGATTATCTGTATGATGAAGATCCTGAGATTCCGGTACACAAAGATTTATATCATTTTCCAAACCAGACAGACTTGATAGAAAAGAGATACAACTACGATGTAGATGCAGATTTCTATAAGAAGGTTCTTACACCAGAGACTTATGAAGAAGTGAGTGCTAAAGAAGATGCAAATGAATTAAAGAAAGGAGACTTATTTCCAACAAACGAAGGAACATTTATAGTCTATGTCGGTAACAACCACAAATGGTATCATATGCCTAAAAAACTTCATGAACTTTTCACAGAAGTTGCTGAGGCACAAAGTGTCAATGAAGATTTGAATGAAGTAAGAGATGTTATTCTTGTGGGTGGTGCTGATGGTGAATGTCTTACTGATGTTGAGACTGCTGCCGAGTCAATGGGTGTTAGATTGAGATTGAACCACAAATATATCTACAGTGCTTCTCATTGTCCAATAAAATAAAGTTTAAATATGCCTGCTAAATCAAAACAACAATTCAAATATGTTTATGCAATGCGTAATAAGTATGGTTCTAAGAAGAAAGCACCAAAAAACATGAAATGGGTATTCAACAAAGAATGGACAGATGTTAGCTTTAAAGATTTACCTAAGAAAATAAAGGAAAAGAGTATTTATAACTATGTTGATTTCTTGAATGAGACATATTTTAGATGTTAAGCAACAACTAAATATACATCCAAATCTTTTATTTGGAAAAAAACTTCCATATATTCTTGATGTCTTTCAGGATCTTCAAAAAAGGAAACTTTTAAAATATAATCAATATTTTGTACTTCTGGAATGTATGAGGCAATCTGTTGTTTAAGATCACTTTCTATTGTATCTGAAGATAGTCTGGTTTCGTGTAGGTAGTATGGTAAATCTCCTCCAAAGTCTGGATCAAAAAATACCTCACCTTTATTTGTAAATAGAATCATCTCCCATTTTTGTATAATTACTCTTATTACATCATCTTCAATCAGTGCCAATTCTCTGAATCTTGGGTGGCCTGGATATCCTAAGTAAAAGTCTGTAAAGTTAAAGTTTGACATAAGTTATATATTAACTTTGTCATATCCTTTATTTCAAAATATCTCTGAACTTTCCAATTATCGTCATTCCCAAAACTATCGGGTCTGTGTTTGTCTCAAGCTTGCTTGTATAGTCTGCAATAACATAATTACAATCAAATAATTTATCTACACTTTTTTTATTCTCAATCGACCAATCTATGAATGGTTTTCCTAAAAGCTTAATCATTGCATCAATCTTTTCCTGTCCGAAGTTTGACATAAGGAAGTGGTATATACTTTCATAGTCTCCGCTTTCGTATATAAATCTGTATAAATCACTCTTTACTTTATTGGACACATTACTGACTCCGTTGTTGATATCACCAGTTTCTAAAAAATCTTGAACCTCTACGAGAATACTTCTAAAATCTGGAAACTTCTTACTTATTATTGATACTAAATTATCTTTAGATATTTCTCTTTCCTCTTTTGGAAGAATGGTATTTTGTATCCTTTTATATAACTCTATTTTTAGATATTTCTCTTCCTCAGCATCTACACAATCAAAGTTTACGGTTTTTATTCTAGACTTTAGTCCATCAGAAATCTTATTGATATGATTTGTTGTAATTATAAATCTTACACTATTGTTATATTTTTCTATAAATGCTTTGAACGCATCTTGAAATTGTGCAGAAACTCTTTCAAACTCATCCAGAAATACATACTTTATATCAGAATTTGATTCAAACATTGGTGTGAATTTACAGAAATTCTGTATCTCTTCTCTAAGTATATCAATAGAAGTGTCCATAGAACAGTTTAGTTCTAAAAATGGGGTTTCCTTACTATATTTTCCAATAAGTATTCTAGCCAAACTGGTTTTTCCGGTTCCATAGTGTCCGTAGAATATATAGTGTTGGTTTATACCATTTTCAAATTGTTTCTTAATTCTTGGAAGAAGGATAATATCCTCTATTTTTCTGGGTCTCCACTTTTCCCAAAGTAATAAGTTTTTAACTGACATATTGAAGTTTTTATACATGGTATATCACTAAATAGAAAGAAAGTTTATTTAATATATATCGATATGATTGGAGACAAGTTTAATTTCGAAGATGTATTTTTTAGAGACCTAACAGTATGTGTGTTGGATACTTTAGAAGGACAAATAAAATGGACAAACCGATTCACTTCTGGTGATGTTTTTGTTCAAGTTCCTATATACTACTCACTTACAGGTGATGAAAGATTTTTATTAGATTCATTTTCAGACGATATCGTATCAGAAAACAGATTTATCGAATTGAATACCGATTTGATTCCAAGAGGACATCTTACAATGACGAGTTTCAACATAAAGTCTGATGAGTTTGCCAATCCAAATGTTTGGCTTAGAATGGTTGTTGAGAATGATTTTGAAATAAGAAAAGTGCTTGGTAAGGTAAGGGCTATTCCGATAACTGTCAATTATGATTTAGAAATCACACTATCTAGTGAGATTGATACCTTTAAATGTAGTCAGGCTATATTAGACACTTTATGGATCTACAAATTTATGTATTTTGAACATAACTTCATGAATATAGATGCAGTACTTACCATGCCAGATACAAATAGTATAGAGATGAGTAGAGAGAAAAACTTGACGAGTGATAACAATATCAAGTTGAAATGTTCTTTTACGGTAGAAACTTATTATCCTGCTTTCAGAAGAGATAGAGTTGTTGAAGAAGGATATCCAAGAGAGTATGGATCTGGAATGAAGGATGGTAATGGATTTGCTCTTACTGGTGGTGTGTCTGATTATTTTGAACAACCATCTGGAGGAAGTTTAGGTGGAACTGTAGATGCCGGAGGAACACCTGGTGGACCTAGTCGTACTGGTCCGGGTAGACCAGGAAGACCAACTGATGAAACAATTGGTGTTCCAATTGGTGGAGGAAGACCAACTGGTGAAACAATTGGTATTACAAATCCAGGTAGACCTGAAGACGGTGGTCCAGGTAGACCATGGATAAATGGTCCATTTAATCCAAACAATCCGTTGGGTGGATATGGTGAGACCGCTAGTTTCAATGAACCAGGTTATACTTCACAGGATGGATATACTATATCTCCTAAAAGAACTAGATGGTTTAACAATATACTTCGATCCCGAGAAAGAGGAACTAGTAATTCAACTAGTGTTGGACAACAAGACGTAACACCGAGAACACCAAATCAATAAAAATAGAAAAAAACGGCTTTTTGTAGTTAATATATACTCTATAACATAAAAAAAATATCAATAAATATGAAGAATCTTAAACTTGAATTGTTTAACTTTAAAAAAAATCTATCTCTTGATCAAGAGGAGATTTCTGTAATAGTTGAGGGACATATGAACGCTTGCAACGAAGCTTCTGAGAAAGCTATCGTTCAATCATTGAATGAAAGACTAAAACCTTATACATACGATAAAAGCGTTAAAACTCTTTTAGAGGGTTTAAATGATGATATGGCTAACCACGAATTGTTATATGAGTTGAAGAACCTATATAATGTTCTTAACACTAAGAATAATGGTGAGCTTTATAGACAACCTATCAATGTACTTTTACAGACTATCAATCTTGATACTGATCAAGACAGAATGTCTAAAGTTTTGAACGAACTTGCAGTATATGACTGGGTTCCAGAAATTAAATTATTTGTACATAATTTAACAAAATCACCTGAGCAAAGAACAAACTTACTTAGTGGTGGTAAAGGTGAATCTATCTTCACAATCGTTGAGTCTGTAGAAGATGGTCACATTGCTTTAGTTAGAGACTCTTGGTTTCTTTTAAGTGAAAACTTGATTGAAAAAACATTAGTTGAAAACCATGTAAAAGATGAGGAGTCTTTAAAATCATTGAGAATGTTAGAAACTGCTATGAAATATGCTTCTGTAACAGAAGATAGAGTAAATTTCAGAATTTCTGAGTATCTAACAATTGGTTTGTCGGTTGCTAAAAAAGGTAAAGTTTTCATCAATGATGATGAAATGAATGAAGAAACTACTTTAGATAGTTTGTTTAATTCTCCAATCGTTCCAATCGTGAACAAAAACTTTTATCCAATCTTATTAGAAGTTTCTAAAAATCTTGATAAATTTGTTGAATTGGATGTTGTTAAAAGAGTAAATAACTTGATTAATCCATTTTTAGAGTGTTTTGCATTTAATTATAAAAAAGCTACTTTCTTATATAGATGTGACGAAAGATATGGTAACTCATTCTTCAAATACGAATCTGCACTAGAATTAGTAAATGAAGTAAGAAATGAACTTAACTATGACCTTACTTATTTCTATGAAAACAAATTAGGAAAAGAATTGGTTGTTAAAAGAAAATTAGAAGATAAAGAAAGAGAAATAACTCTTAAATTAGAAGATGTTAACTTCAATATCGAAAAATTAAAAGGTTCAATCAAAATGATTGGTGAATCTAAAGTTTTAACAACTGCACTTTCTAACTTAGAAAAAAGAAAATTTTCTTTAGATTCTGAATTATATGGTGTTAAAGAAGTACAATATAAAGAAAGATTAAGATCTTAATATTTATTTGATAATTTTTAAAAATCCCCTTTTTAAGGGGATTTTTTGTTTTTATAAACTTTTACATGTTTGATGTCTATAACATGAAAGCATGAAAATCCTTTATGGATACCAAAAAATAAATGCTTATTAATGTACTTAAATAATAGAGAACTTTACATAGAATTAGTAGTCAGCAAAGCACAGGGAAGACTTACAAGGCCCGCACAAAAAATGCTAGAGCTTCTGGCAAAGAAAACAATCAAAAAAATGAGATACTGGTCGAATGACGACAAGATGGACTGTTATCAAAGTGGACTTCTATATGTATTTCAAAACTGGTATAACTTCAACGAAGAAAAATCAGTAAATGCCTTTGCTTATTTCACCGAAATCTTTAAAAGAGGAATAGCCAAGGGATATAACGATCTTTATAAAAAGAAAGGTGACAACGAACATCAAATAAGACTTATTTCCATAGAAGGATCTAATGACGGGATGGGTCTACACTCTTTATAGATAACAACCACAAAAATATTTACATACGACATAGTTACCAATCCTGGTTTTGGAATGGCAACTATGTCTATTACTATGATTATGAAGGTATTTCTACAATTCTAATAGTAATCTCTACCTCAACATTTTTATCTTTAAACTCTGCCAATTTTGCATCAACAAAATCTGATGGGTTGTGTAGACTCACATGATTTTTTTTAATTCGAGTTTCAATACCAAAATTTTCTTTTGCCTCAAATACTCGTCCTTGGTATTTTTCTGTGTTGCTTGATGAAATCATAATATCTATTTTTATGCTAATATATGGATTATTTATTATATCCACAAATTTATATATACAATATGAAATGGATAAACAACTTTAAAATTTTTGAAGACAACAATACTAAAGAATCTCCAAAAAGATCCGGTAGACTTCTTACTGATGCACAAAGACACTATGAGGAAAATCAAAGTGAAGAAACTGGAGTTTTATCACCTGCAATGCTTTTTACTGATGTCGTAGGCTCTTCTAAAATGTGGTCTGATGATCCACAAACTATGAGTATTCAACTTGATAAACATTTTAAAGTAATGGATGGTTTGGCTAGAAAATATGGTGGTTTTGTTGTTAAAACAATCGGTGATTCTTTTATGATTTATTTTGGTAAAAGTGAAAAATCACTTGAGGTTGCGATTGATTTTGCAGTAGAGGTTTTAAAATATGAAGAACTTCCACTTAGAATAGGAATCTGTTCTGGTAAGATGACTTCTAAAAAGTGTAGAATACAAGACGTAGAACTTGTGGACTTTTTCGGGGATGTAGTAAATACTGCATCAAGAATGGAATCTAAAGTGGCAGAAAAGGGTGGTATCGCATTCACATCTGTTGATAATATTAGTAATCAATTAAAGTCTATTTCAAAGAAATATAGAAACTTAATAAAAATTGAAGGTGTGGGAATTCCTGATTTACACGGGGTTAAAGTTCCTATTGTTTATAAAATAAACTTATAAAAAAATCCACTCAATTTGAGTGGATTTTTTGTTTTAATTTTCTTACAAAACTTCTTCATTTTGTAGAATAGTTCTTATCATTCTATCAACTATTAAATATGGATCTCCGTTAGATGCCGGTCTTCTATCTTCGATATAACCAATTGCATTTGGATCGTTTATCGTAGAAGGAATTCTAATAGATTTAGTTCTATCTCCAATACCCCAACCAAAGTCTTTGATAGACGACGTTTCATTTGCACCAGTTAGTCTTTCATCATTATTCTCTCCATATACTGCTATATGTTCTGCATGAGTCTTTTCAAGCTTCTTACACATTTCGATTGCAATATCTTTTTTATTTTCTTTGTCTTCTCTGATAGTCTTTGTTGAGAAATTTACATGCATTCCTGATCCATTCCAATCGTTTCCTTTAAATGGTTTAGGTTCTAATTCAATTCTGTAATCAAACTCTTCACTCAATCTATGAAGAATATATCTTGAAATCCATAACTGATCAGCACCATCTTCCGCAGTAACTGTTCCAATTTGATATTCCCATTGACCTAACGCCACTTCTGCATTAGTTCCACCAATTGATAATCCAGCCTTGATACAAAGGTCTGTGTGTTCTTCAACGAAATCTCTTCCTGCGATATTATTTGAACCAACTGAGCAATAGTAATCACCTTGTTCTCTTGGTTCTTCATTTATTGGCCAACCTAATGGTCTGTTTGTTTTATTATCAAAGATAAAGTACTCTTGCTCCCAACCCCAATTGGTCTCATCATCATATTTATCCAATGCTTCCATCATTTTTGTTCTGGTGTTTGTCGCGTGTGGTGTTCCATCCGTATTATAAACATCACACAAAACAATAATTGAATTTTTAGTAAATGGATTTAAGAAATAATTTTTAGGATATAACAATAATTCAGAATTAGATGTTTCTGCTTGATAAGTAGAAGAACCATCGTAATTCCAAACCGGTGCTGATTTAGTACCTTTTTTATATTGTCTTAATAAATCTTCAGTATCAAAATCTGATTTAATAATTTTTACTTTACTTCTTATTTGTTGTGTTTTTGCACCATCCAACCAAATATATTCTAACTTTTGCATAATGTGTATGTTTTTTCTTATATTTATTAAAAAAAAGACTCTTCGTTTTGTACATGGCCCCTATTTTTTAGGTGGCCACGTTGAAAATAATATATTTTTATTTAAAATAAACTTTTACTATATTTGAATATAAAATCAATAACTATTTTTAAATATTATGAACAAGGTTATTTTACAAATTTGGGAAGAATCCGAGAGAGGTTTTGGAACACGACCAGATGGTTGCTCTATGCATATTGATTTAAAAGAAAGGGAAAACTACATACGGTCTATATATAATAGTAGAAAGACTGATGCATCCATACCAAATGAGTATGATAGAATTGTTGGTGAAGGAGTTGAGGTGTTTATAGAAGATACTCTTTTTACACTTATTCAGAATGATAAATCTATTAGACTTACTCAATACCAGATGAATAATCTTATGGGAATGGAAGAAATTACAATAAAAGAAATATGATTACAGGATTTTACTTGATGCTTTTATCATTTATATTATCAGAGATTTACCACTTTTTCAACAAAAAGAGACTTGATTTAATATTCAAAAATAAGAATATGGAAACGATACGAAAATTTGATATAATTTTTTATATGTCAAAGATTCTATCTATATTTTGGCCAGTTATAGGATTGTTTTCGAGTTTTAGTCATTTATTTATGTTAATAATTGCCATAAATCTATTGAAATTCATGATTTATCATTTAGAAGACAATATTTACAAAGTCTATATTAGACTTCTTCCTTGGATGAATGTTGTAGTTTATATAACAATACTATCATATAAATTCTTTATACACTAAAGTTTTTAAGATTTTCTTCAGTTATTATAATGAAAGAAAATCCTTTTTTGTTACACCAGTTTATCATAGTCTCCCATTTTTGTTTGTTCTTATAAGCCATCTTTAGATCATATTCAAAACTTTTAAGTTTCTTCATCCCCTTTTCGGGTACTTCTAATTTTCCTTCAGTTAATGCAATTACCATTTTGTATTCTTTCATAGGTTTGACCTCGACTACTACTTCTTTCAAAACACCATCAGCTCCTCTCATTCTATAAAAGAAGTCTGGGTAGTATCTATGTGCTTTTATTCTTGAATCACCATTTTCAAAGTGTGTCATCTGATAAGGTATTTCCAAACATTCTGCACCCCATTGGAATATCTCTTCTTTCAAATCAAGCCATAACATTATTTTTTGTTCCCAAGAGCTTCTGTAGTATACTCCGCCCTGTGTGTTTAGCTTTAACACCTTGTCTTTGTTGGTTGGTATGAAGTTACCACCATGATATCTACTATTGTTAGGTCGAGAGTTTATCATTTTATAGTATTTATTTTCTTTATATATAAAAGAAAATAAATCTATATTATGGGCGAATTATTAGAAAGAGTTAAATTAAACCTTTTGGTCTTTGGAAATGGAATAGAAGAGAATTTTAAAACAAACTCTTTATTTTTTGCTGATAAATATTCCAAAAGTGATAAAATGGTAACTGCGTTATCTACTACCGACTTAAAACCAGGTGGATTCTACTTTCTTCACTATTTTGATGATTCTAATTGGATGAAATATTCGCCAGTATTTGTGGTTGAACAAAGAAATTTTGGTAATCAAATTATTGTAATGGCGGTTAATTTAAATTTCATACCATTAGAACTAAGATCTTTTATATTTGATCCTTATATACAAGAAGATTATTTTGAAAATGATACTTTTCTGAAAGTGGATTATTCTGGGATGTATAACGAGCTTATTAGAGTTGGATTTGAGTATTCTCTGATGGAGTATAATGCAATACAAATAAAAATGGTACATAAAATACATATGGAGATGCTTCCTAGATTTTTATACTCACAACATCCACGTGCTACATATGATCCAAAAAAGTTGATGGAAATATGGCATAAGAAACTTGAGACAAAATCAGCTAGAAATCAAGAGATGATGCAGTCTATGATAGATGAATTCTATGATATAAATAATGATATATCAGAGAAATATAAAGTAATGAAGGATCATATTAAAAGAATTCAAAAAAGCTTAAAAAAATATGGTGGTAAGTGAAAAATATCTATCTTTGTAGAGTAAATAAAACATTAAAACAAAAATTATCTATGAACTATTCAACTTATATTTCCGCAGCCGAAAAGTTATCATCCTTTGGACAAAAACAAAAAGCATTGTTATTCATCAAACATGCCAATGATTTGGAACAAACAAAGATAAATGATTTGAAATTCAATATTTTAGTTGGAGAAGTTCGTCCTTTCAAAGATGCAAAATTTCACTCGGCTAAGATTTTGAGAGAAAGAGAAGCAAATACCATTATGTGTATCTTTCAATCCGATGCCAATACACATAGGATTAATGCAAAAATCAAACCCGGTGGTGAGGTACAATGGTCTGATGGAAATTTATTCCTCGATAGACAATCTGTTAAATCTTATGAAAAACTATTAGATTATTTAACAAATTATCAAAATGATGTTCAGAAATTACTTAATGAGATTGACCTTAAAAGAGATGATTTGAAAGTTATAAATCGAAGCTTCTATATCTAAAAATAATCAATTAGAATTGTGTTTAAAAGAGTAGTGTTCACTACTCTTTTTTTTATTTGACCATATCTCTTCTTAAAAAAGAGACACATGATATTTTATATATACCTTAAAATTTTAAATAATTTTAATGGCATCGTATAACTATAACAATCAAGAACAGGGACAAGGAATGGGCTTTGTAAATTCCGCAGTAGAGAATAAAGGACTATTCAGTAGAATACTTAGAACTCTATCAAACTATGGAATGAATTATGATGATATGATCATTCGAAACCAGGTCGGTATTGGTATAAACGAAGATCCATATGCAGCTAAAGGAAACTCGATGTATGATTTCTTTTCTCAAAGAGCGGTTGCTTCTGTATTAAATAGAAAATCAATTCCTTACTTAGATAAGGCTTATGCTGATAAAAGAAGAATACTTAGAGAATATTCTATCAAAGACGAAATCAGAGATATGGTCAGTGCGGTTGCCGATGAATGCATCGTATACAACGATGATAGAGATTTCTGTTCTCCAAGAGCACTTTCTAACGATTATTCACAAGAAGTAAAAGACAAATATCAAGAGTATTTTGAAAAAATCTATAACAAGTATGGATTTTCTGATAGTATAACCGCGTGGAACATGATAAAAGACTTTCTTGTAGATGGTTATGTTGCTGTAGAGATTGTATTCGATGACAAAAAGAAAAACATCATCGCTTTTAATAGACTTAGACCAGAAACTCTTGTTCCTGCATACGAACCAAATGTAGGACATCTTTGGATTCAGTTCCCTGAAGATCCTCAATTAAGAAGAATATTTTTAGATTCTCAGATTGTTTTTGTTTCCTATTCGACACAAAATGACTATTCCGAAACTTCTTATGTAGAAGGACTTATTAAACCATATAATCAATTAAAGATACTTGAACAAACTAAAATTATGTTCAACGTAATCAATGCGACACTCTATCAAGAATTTAAAATTCCAATCAAAGGACTTTCTAGACAAAGAGCAGAAGAACAAATTGGACAATTGATACATGATTATTCAGAAGAAGTTGAATGGGATGAAACATTGGGTACTTTAAGTATCAATGGATCTAAACACTTACCATATAATAAACAAATATGGTTTCCAGAAAGTGATGCTGGTTCTCCATCTATGGACTTAAAATCACCTGCTGGTCATGATTTGAATGAGGATGCAATGCTTAAATGGTTTCACCAGGCACTTAAAAGAGCTTCTAAAATTCCATTGACTCGTTTTGAAGGCGAAGGTGGTGGTGGTAATTTAATAGCAGATTCCGCAGAGATGACAAGAGATGAGATTAAGTTCCATAACTTTATATCTAGGATAAGAGCAAACTTCAAAGAACTTATAGTTAAACCACTTAAATTACAGATGCTTATTGAGTTTCCTGAATTGAAAGAGGATGAAATTGTAATGAATCAAATGGATATAATCTTCTACACAAATCAGATATTTGAAGATTGGAAGAAAATAAACAATCTATCTAAAAAAGCTGAGGCACTTGGAACTCTTACTGCAGTTATGAATGGTGAGAAACCTTATTTTCATATCGAATGGTTGATGGACAATATATTCAAACTTACCCCTGAGGAGAAAGCTGAAAATCAAAAATACTGGGCCAAAGATGCTGCTGGTGCTGGTGCAGCACCTGGTGCTGCTGGTGCCGAAGGTGCTGCACCTGCACAAGGTGGTGAAGCTCCTGCTGAAGGCGGACAAGCAGCCGCTGAAGCTCCTGCACAGGGTGGACAAGCAGCCGCTGAAGCTCCTGCACAAGGTGGTGCACAAGGTGGTGCAGAATTTGAATTCTAAAAATATTCATAAATGAAAAGCCACTCATTTTTGAGTGGCTTTTTATTTATGCTGCGTTTTCGTATGTGTCTACGTAAAAATAGACTACTTTATTGTCTATTATATGTGGTTTTAAATCGATATTTATTGAATTTTCCATAAGTTCTTTTACTACTTTACCCATAGGAGTTGACAAAACTTTACATCTTAGAGTTAACCTTTGTACTTTGTTTTCTTTTAGAATGAAAGACATTGATTTTATAATAAGAACACTCATTTGTAACGAAACTGTATTACCAAAATTACCAAGTTGTGCCATCAAAGATATTGATTCTATGTCGAATTGTATTTTTTTACCAGATTCTAAAACATTTGTTAGTATAATATCTCTTTTGAACGAAGTCCACTCTTTATATCTGGACATCAAATCTTCAAATTGATCTAAAGTATTGTTATTCAACAATACTTCATAATCAAAATATTCTAGATCATCATCTTCTGTAGACCAATCTTTGAATAACTGTCCCATTAGAATCTCATAAAGTTTATCTGCTTTTTCTCTAAATCCACTGATTTGACAACTACTTTGATAGGATCACCTAATCGAATTTGTTCTCCAAACTCATTGTATACTAAATATTTGTCTGTATCTGCAATCCATTTCCCATTCAGAGTTTCCAATCTTATCAACCCTTCACATTTGTTTTCCATTATTTCTGCATAGATTCCTCTATCCAATACACCCGTTACGATTGCATCAAATACTTGTCCTATTCTATCCTGAAGATATTCAGCTTGTTTGTATTTAATAGAATCTCTTTGTGCCTTTGCTGCAATCAATTCTCTACTTGAACACCATTTTGCTTGTTCTTCTATTTTAGTAGGATTTCCTTGTTTTCCTGTTGTAAGTCTATCAAATAAGATTCTATGTGTTATCAAATCTGGATATCTTCTGATTGGAGATGTGAAGTGAGAATAGTGTGTAAACCCTAATCCATAGTGACCTATGTTTTTGATTGTGTAGACCGCCTTAGACATACATCTTGTCACAAGTGTTTCAATCATGTTTTCTTCAGGAGTTCCTTTTATTTCTTTCAAAAGATAGTTAAGGTTGTTTTTAAGTACATCACCATCCTCGTCTAATTCAAGTTTATATCCAAAATTGGTACATACACTTTGAAGAGATGTTAGTTTATCACCATTCGGTTTGTCGTGAACTCTATATACATTGTGCCATTGATCTTTGGCCAATAATTTAGCTACTGATTTATTTGCTAATAACATATATTCTTCAATAAGCTTATTTGCATCTTTCTGTTCTTTGAAATAAACACCGATTGGTTTTTTGTTATCATCTGCCAATTTGAACTTAACTTCGATTCCACCCATTTCGATAGATCCGTTTTTTATCCTAGCTCTTCTTATTTTCTTAGCAAGAGTATCTAACTGACGAATCTCTTTGTGATAGTCACCGTCCAATCCTTCAATTATCTCCTGTGCTTCTTCGTATGCGAATCTTCTATCAGAATGTATAACTGTCTTACCCTGCCAAGTATCTTTTATTTTACCATCTTTGTCTAAAGTGAATAATACAGAGAATGCCAATCTATCAACATTTGGTTTAAGTGAGCATATTCCATTTGAAAGTCTTTCTGGTAGCATTGGTACACATCTGTCTACCAAATAAACAGAGGTTGCTCTTTTGAATGCTTCTTTGTCTAATTCTGTTCCAAACTTAACATAGTGTGCAACATCTGCTATGTGAACACCTACTTTTATGTTGTTAGGATCTCTCATATCTATAGATATGGCATCATCGAAATCTTTTGCGTCTACCGGATCTATTGTTATAGTGGTTACATCACGCATATCTTTTCTAGATTTGATTTCTTTTTCGGTGATTGTTTCTGGTACAAGTTCTGCTTCGTTTAAAACTTCTTGTGGAAAATCTACTGGTAATCCGTATTCGTACATGATTGCATTCATTTCAGTATTGTTTTCTCCTACAAATCCTAAAATCTTTGTTATTCTAGCTCTTGGTGATTTTCTATCAAATTCCCAGTCTATTAGCTCTATTAGAACTTTTTGTCCGTTTTCTACCACGGTTTCTCCTTTTATATAAAAGTCTTTAGATATTCTATTACCATCCGGTATTACAAAAATTGTGTCGTTTTTTACATGTGTAGTTCCTACAAATTCTGTTCTGAATCTTGATGTTACTTCTAATACTTTACCTTCTAACTTTTTTTGTCCTTGGAATATTTCTACTCTTGCAGTATCTAGGTGTAGTGCGTTTGCGGTCTTTTTTTTATGTATGAAGATTTCTTTGCTATCGATTCTTATACAGGCATTACCTGATGTGGAGAATTCTACTTGTGTTTCGAATATGTCTCCTTCTTTAATTTTATTCATTTGGTTTGTTCTTTTTTGAGATATTGTCAACTCCGTATTTTTCAATCAAAGTTTTTTTCATTTTAGACAATACTTTTTTATTTTGTATGGGATAATCTACTCCAAAGTTCTTTCTCAACGTTTCTTTTCGTTTGACTTCGGAACACTTTCTGCAGGAATAATCTCCCCAGTTTAGATTACCATATTTTAAGTAGTTTTTATAGATTACCTCTTTTTCTATACCACAGCCATCACACTTACATTTTATTTTATAATGTGATCCATTTGGTAAAAGCTCTACCGGTATTACTATTATTTCTCCTATTGAAATATCATATCCTAAATCATCATAGTACTGATAATTAGATTCGTTTATCTTAATTTCAATTTCTCTTGTAAGTATCATGTTATTCTATTATATGGATATAAAAAATCCACCTATTCGTTTTATATAAAAACATGATTTAGTTTAGTGTTTAAATATTTTTTATTTAGTCTCTATAAATAACCATATTCTCTATAAAAAATCCACGCTTGTTTTTTTTGAATAAATGAGGTATATATATACTCTAATAAAATATACAAAAAAAAACACACTTATTTCATGAAACCAGTTCTAATTGTAGAAAATTCGACAAATTCTCTTATAAGAGAAAACACGAGTACTGGTAAGAAGGATTATATTTTAGGTGGTACATTCACTGAATTCGGAATTAAAAACCGTAATGAGAGAATCTATACTGCTGCGAAATTCCTTCCTGCTTTAGAGGAGATGAATGAAAGAATGAACAATCTTGGAATTGTCTATGGTGAATTTGATCATCCAGACGTTTTCGATACTTCGCTTTCAAGAGCTTCTCACGTAATTACAAAAGCTAATTACGTAAAAGAATCAAACTTGGTGGAAGGTGAAATCAGATTATTAAGCACTTATTGGGGAAAAGAGGCAAAATCGTTAGTTGACGATGGTTGTCCTATTTTCGTTTCATCAAGAGCTGCAGGTATTACTGAATCTGATGGAACTGTATCATTAAAAAAACTTTTTACTTACGACATCGTTGCTGACCCAGGTTTTGCATCGGCAAAAATGAGTGTAAAGATTCTTAATGAATCACTTGGTTACAAAGACCCACAATCTAACTTTAGGATATACGATTTATCCAATGAGTCAAAAACGGAAGAGTTATTTAATATGAACAACAACGAATTTGTTACTAAACAACAACTAACCGATTACTCTCAGTATTTGGTTAAAGAGTTGGCGTCAACTAAAAAAGAAGTTAAGACAGCCATTACTAAAGGGAATATGAACCCTAAAAAACTTGAGCAATTGCTTGAGTATTACGATGAATTGAACAACACTAATTCACAAGTAGCTAAATATTTAGATTACTTAGCTGAGAAAGTTCAAATTATGGTAAACGAAAACAAGTCTTTAAAAGAAACTACAGAAAAATTAATCAAACATAACGATTATTTGGCTGAAAATCTTGAAAAGGCTGTAAACTATTCTGAATATTTAGCAGAAAACTTAGATAAGAACATTGCTTATTCTGAATATGTTGCTGAAAACGTAGATAAAAACATCGCTTACTCTGAGTATGTTGCTGAAAATCTTGACAAAAACATTTCTTACACAGAATATGTTGCTGAAAATTTAGATAAAAACATCGCTTACTCTGAATACATCGCTGAAAATTTAGATAAAAACATCGCTTACTCTGAATACATCGCTGAAAACTTAGACAAATCTATTGCTTACGGTGAGTATATCGCAGAACACGTTGATAACTCTATCGCTTACTCTGAATACTTAGCAGAACACGTTGAAGGTAACATCGCTTACTCTGAATACATTGCTGAACATTTAGATGATAACATCGCTTACTCTGAATACATTGCTGAAAATTTAGATAAATCTATCAACTATCAAGGATTGATTGTTGAGAAATTAAATGGTGGTAAATTAAACGAATCAGAAGGTGCTTTCCCATCATTGAATGCTGCAGGATTTGAAGATCTTGAAGACGAAAATGAAGACGAAGACGAAGCTTATGGTTATGAAGAAGACGAAGATGAAAACGGAATCGCTGAAATGACTCCTAATCATGCATACGCACACGAAGATAACGAAGATGAAAATGAAGATGAGGATTGTGGCCCAGGTGTTACAGGAAACTCTGATTCAGAATTATCAGAATCTATTGATAAATTAATCGAAGAAGCTAAAAAACGTAAAGTTTCTGAGACATCAGATTTGAATTTCTTGAAATTCATGTCTAAATCACAAGTTGATAGCTACTATGCTTTAACTAACGAAGAACAAGAGACAGTAAAACTGCACATAAACGAAAGCAGCTACTTCACACAAAAAGAAGTATTGTCATTAATCTCTGAAGCGTTATCAACTAAAAACGAATCTCTTGAAGAAAGAGTAATCAGAATGATGCCTGAGAACACAAAGGCTATCTGGAATCAGTTAAATGAATCTGCTAAAAAATCTATCATTTCACAAGCTAGATTATATCCTGCAGAAGTATTATTGACTGAAGGTCAAGTAGAGCATTTCTGGGCAACTAGAAACCTCAAAAAAAATGAATCAGTATCTAAAAAACTTGTTTCTCACGAAGCTCTTATCCAAGAAGATAAGTTGTCTGACAATGATGTAACAGCTATTATGGAAAGATTCAAAAACGTATAATCTATAAAAAATCCACACCTGTAAAAATAAGGTTTTTGGATGATATATATAGAATATTAGAAAAAATAAAAAATAAAAACAAATTATGTCACACATTAGAATAGACAAAGCGAAAGCTACAAAAAAATGGGCTCCAGTTCTTGAGAATATGGGAGTTACTGGTGATAGAGTTGAATGGATGGCGGAATACGCTGAATTTCACTCAATCAACGAAAACGCATATGTAAACGCATCTAACGTTGCGGGTATGGGAGGTGTATTTGCTGCACAACCAGGAGCATTTGCTGGACAAACAAACGGTGGTTCTTTAGCTGCTGCAAATGGTGGTCTTGGAACAATTGGTTCAGGAGACGTAGGTCAAAACTTATTGCCAGTTGCAATGAAAATTGCTGCTCAAACAATCGGTTTAGATTTAGTTGCTGTTAAACCAACTCCAGGTCCGAAAATCGATTTACTTTACATCGATTTCCAATATGATG